AATAATTTATTATTTGAATCTGAGTATGTACTTCAGTATAATGAAGGTAATGAAGAAATATCTAATACACCATCTAGTACAGATATATTTAAAGATTTAACAAGTTTACTTGAAGATAAATATGATATAAAAGTAGGTAATGAACTTATAGGTGCTGAAAGCCCTTATGATAAATCTATTGCATCTGAAAATAATGATGTAGGTAAATCAAATATTGGTCCAGCAGCTATATACAATATTATATTTCAAAGACTTATAAATTTTAAAATTACAAGTAGAACTGATTATAATAATAGTTTTAGTACATTTATTTCTAATGGTAAAAGAATAAATGACTTAATTTCAAGTATATTATCTGCTATGACAGATAATGCTAAAGATCCTTTAGCTTCTAAATTTAATCTTACATTAAATGCTATGGGTTCAGCTTTACAAGGAGTTGGAACTAATCAAGGATTTAATGAAACAATGCTATTGCATAAACAAGAAGCTATTAAAAATATACTGGATGCTTTTACTGCAAAAAATTCTCCTGTTAATGAGGATAAATTAAAATATGTTTCTGATTCTTATATTATTCAAAAACAAAAAGAAAACTTTCCTTATGATGAGAATGATGTTATAGATTATAATTTTGATAATTTAGCTAAAGCTATAAAATATAAACAAGATTTAGAAAATGGTATAGAAAATAATGATTTAACTCAAAGACAATATAATTATTTACAAAGTTATAGTATAGGTAAATTTGAAATTTTACAACAAGAATCTAAATTTATTTTAAATTTAAATACTATACTTCAATTATTAAAAGGATTTCCTGCTACTTGGAATGAATTTGAAATTATTGAAGAAAGTTTTAAAAATTTAGGTATAAAACCTGTATTAAAAGAAGGTAAAAATCCTGAAGATCCAAATAACTATTCATTTGAACATACTTCTGAATTTATAAATGATGAAAAAGGTGATAAATTTCCTTATGATTTATTACCTATATTTAAAGAAGATGAAGTAGTTAAAACATTATCTCAAATATATTTTGCTCAAAAATCATTCTCTAAAAGATATTTTATTAGTCAAAGTCCTGTTGCTATTGAAATGAAAGATTATGTAAAACAATCTTTTAAAGAATCTACATTTAAACAAGAAGATAATCTTGATACTCTTAGAACAGGTTTGATAACATTTTTGTCTATGAAAGCTTATAGACATTTTAGTAAATCAAATATAAATGTAGAAAGATTATTTAATAAAGATTTGTGGGAATCATTTGATGCTGCTAAAAAAATAAGTCCTAATAATGGATTTATAAAAAGTTTATCTAAAACAAAAACATTAATTAAAAAAGGTGTTTTTAAAGATAAAATTTTATATAAACTTATTATAAATACAAGAACTCAGACTAGTCCTGATTTTGTAATATCTTTAATGGATGAATATAAAGCATTGTTAAATAATCCTTTAACAAAAGATTTTGCAATAAAAGCTTTTGAATATTTATTAATTAAAGATAATTTATTATTTAAAAATGGTTCATTTATTAGAAATATAGAACCTGCTTTATTAGGTAATATTTCTAATCAGATGAATAATATTCAGGATTTATTTTCATCAACTAAAATTAATGATAGTGATTTTAAAAAAATATTTGGAGTAAATAAAAAAGAAATTATAAAAGAATTTACTACATTGTATTCTTTAACTTCAGAAAATAGTTTTAATTTATTGTCTTCTAAAAGTAAAGATTTATTTTCAGATATTAAAAAACTTATATCAGAATTAAACCCAAAAGAAGGAGAAGATAGTTTAACTGAAGATGAAATAAAAAATTTATCTCCATTTAAAATAGATGATGATCCTGAAAATGAAAATAAAAGACATATATATATTGATATTGTATCTAGAACAGTTAAAGGTGCAACAGAATATAATTCTAAACAAATAAAATTAAATAAAAAAGCATTAGCAGCTACAGGTTTATTTACTAATGAAAAAACAGGTGTAGGTTTACCTAGATTTTTTTATATGACTTCTCAAAATAAAGAAGGTATTAATGTTAAAAGATATTTTCAATTAGAAGAAGCTAGTGGTTATGATTTTGATACTAAACAAGTTAAATATTTAGATGTTTGGAGCAGTTCTAAAATAATTGGTTCTAAAGCTTTTTATAAAGAAGTAGATTTATTTGGAACAAAAGAAATAGCATCTATGTATTGGACTGTTGATGAGCACAATTCTATGAAAGAACAGTTAGATAGGTTATATAAAAATTTATCTATTCAATCAACTCAACAACAAGGTAGTGTTAAACAAGGAGTTGAAATATCATCTAATGCAAAAGGTTTAGCTGCTGCATTAACTAATCCTACACATTACAATCCTAAAGGTAAATCAGCTAAGGAAAAAGGAAACTTAGATAGTAAGTATTCTTATTTAGATAAAGGATTAAATTTTGAAGGAAATCCTTTAGGAAGGCCGTATAAAGATGTTGAAGAAGCATATCAAGCATTAAAAGATAAATCTGAGTCTACAACAAAACCTACTAAAGAAAATAGCAAAAACTATAAACTGATGGTAGATCTAATAACAGCTAAATTACAACAGCATCCAAGATTAGTTTCAGAAATAACTAAACAAGGAGGTTCTTCTTGGATACTATCTTCTACTCATCAACCTACTAAACAAAATACAGTTTGGGAAACTAATGGACAAAATTGGTTTATTGAAGCTCTTAATGATGCATATTCATCTGTTGTTTTAACTACAGAAACAAGTAAAGAACTTGATGAACCTGTATTGCCTGATACTGAATCAAAAGATTTAAAAGTAGATTATTTTTTAAATCAAAATACAGTTTCTGAACTTACAGATGAATATATAAATGAAAATTTTAATCCAAGAGAAAATTCTAAAATAGCTGAATATGTATCAAAATACACAATTATGTATGCTGGAAATAAAGATGAAGGTACTAAAGCAACTAATTTAGTTTTAGCAGGAAAAGCTAAAAATATATCTGATAAATATGTAAAACTTATGATGAAACTTCCTAATATTTCTAGTAAAGAAGAAAGATTAAAACTATGGAGAGATTTTATAAAAGAAAATATAAAAGATATATTATCTTTGTCAGAAATTAGTATAAGTGAATTTGTAAAATATTATAATGGTACTATAAGTTTAGATGAATTAAATAATTGTTAAAATGATTTGTAAATTAAAACATAAAAAATCTAGTGATAATGCTATAGAAGATTTAAAAAAAGGTGGAATTATTTCAGAAACTAGGCAGATTTCAACTAAAAAACAACAAGATGCTTTAAATATTTTTAGAAATAATTTAAAATTTTTTTATAATGAATCTTATAATACTAATTTTAAACCTGAAGATAAATTATTTAATATAGTAGAAGGTGTATTAAGTGATAATAGCAAAGGTTATTTTGTTGAACCAAATAAAGAATTGTTTGATAAAGTAGATGAAATTAGAAAAAAATTAAATCTTTATGATTTAAGGACTTCTTTTGCTGAATATACTTATGGTCAAGAAATTGGTGAAATTGAAAAATATACTGAAGGTGTATCAGAATATGTTGTAGAAGATTTTGGTTTATATAATGAAAATACAGGTACACCTATTGGTACAGATAAACAAAGTTTAGTTTCAGCTCAATATTCAAGAATAGGTTTAGATAATGTTACTAAAGAAATGTCTGATACTGTAAAAACATTATTAGATTCAGATAGTTTAATAACATTAAATGATGATAATTCTGGATATACTTTTGAAAAAACTAAAGAAATATTTAGAAGAGTTAGTGATTATATAAAAGATTTTGGAGATGCCTTTATTTATAAAGGTGATGATTCTGATTATTCTATTAATAGAGAATATGGTAATCAAATAGATTTTATATATAGATATATACTAGAAAATGGTAGCAAAAACAATTTATTAAATGCTATTTTAAAAGATTCTCAAAGTAGATTTAGTCCAATATATCTTACTGAAGATGTTATTGATACTGTAGCTAATTCTGCTTTAGATTTTATTAGAAATAATCGTGATAAAATTATATTAACTCAAGTAGGTTTTTATAATGAAAGAGTTAAAATAGCTGGTAAAGCAGATATTGTAACTATAGATAAAGCTGGTAAAATAAAAATATATGATGTTAAAAGTAGTATAAAAAGTACACAAACAGATAGTTCTGGAAATAATTTATATACTAAAAGATTTTATAATTCTAATGGTGATTTAATAGGTGTTTCTAAAAAAGAAAGACATAGAGCACAATTAAGTTTATATTATGGTATGGGTTTATCTAAAGGTTTAAAATTTGAAGAAGAAGCTATAGCTGTATTACCATATTATTTACCTGAAATAGATACTGATAATACTGTTACTAATGTTGTATCAGAACCTATTATTGAATTAGATTCTTTTCCAAATTTTACAAATAAGGTTATAAATGATTATAATACAGATGTAAATTTTGTAAACTTTTCTAAAAAAATGGAAGAAGTTTTATTAAAAATTAAAAAGTCTGTACAACAAAGAATAAATCAATATAAAGAAGATCCTAGAAAAGCAAAAAAAATTAAATATTTAAACAGTCTTTTAAGACAATTAAGTAATGATTCTGAATTAAAAAGTATTAGTAAATTTATAGAAGATGCTAAAAGAACATTTTTTGATAAAAATTATGGTATTCAAATTAGATTAAGAAATCTTAATAATCAAATAGGTGTATTAGATTCTTCTGATATTATTACAGATTTATCAAATATTCATGATGAAATTGAAACTTATGAAAATGTTTTAAAAGAACTTGTTTTAGTTTTTCAACAAAATAAAATTCAAGATGAAAATTTTGATTTAGATAGTGTTCTTTATGATTTAAATAATTTATATGGTGCTTCAGCAGGTTTATTATCTGAAATTAAAGATAGAGTAATACCTTTAATTTCTAAAGAATTATATAAATTTATGGATGATAAAGCTTCTACTAAATTAAATAAAGAATTAGAATATTTAGATAAAAGGTATAAAGAATACAAAAAACAAGGTAATGAAAAACAAGCTGAATATATTTTAACTTTAATTAATAAATTAAAAGAATCTTCTACTTTAACTGAAGAATCCTTAGAACAAGAATTACAAAAAGGTTCTGTTAAAGATGTATCTTTTATAGATTATCTTTTAACACCAGCTATAAATAGTAATAATGCTGTAGTATCATTAGTAGCAAAAAAATTAAAAACTGTTTTAGAAAATGTAAGACAAAATAGCATTTCTTTTTTAAGAGATAATTATAAATATTTTGAAGAATATAAAAGTTATATAGGAAAATCTTCTAATAATCCAGCTTCTTTTAATGAAGGTTTATATAATATTGTAACATATTATGATAAAGCTACAGGAGAAGAATATAAAAAAGTAGAATTTATTCAAAGAATAGATAAAAATAAATATAATAAAGCCAGAAAAGAATTTTATGATAAATATGCTGATTTAAAAGAAAAAGATTTTAAAGAATTTAAAAAGAAAGAGAAAGAATGGTATAGTAATAATACAGAAACTATACCTTTTAAAGATACTGTAATCACATTAAATGGGGAAAAAATAGTAATAGAGAAGGGTATTAATAGCTTAATTAATGAAAAAAAAGCTGTTCTTTCAAAAGAAGAATATCAAGAATATATAAATTCAGTTCAAGTTGTAGATCCATTTGGAAATATAACATATAGTGGTAGAGAATTTACTAGACCAAGTAAAAAATATGAAAGTGCTGAATTTAAAAATTTAAAACCTCAACAATTAAAATATTATAATTTTTTAATAGCTACTTATTTTAAAGCTCAAGAAAAATTTAATATTGATATGAATTATGAACTACCTCAAATAAATAAAATTGGTTATGATAGGTATAGAGAAGGTTCTACAAAAGAATATTTAATGTATTTAAAGAAAGATTTAGGTACATTTACATCAGAAGATATAAATAAAACTAATGTTTCTGGAGATAAAATAGTACCTAAATTTTTTACTCAAAAAATACCTGTTGAAGATGTATCTTTAGATTTATTTAGTTCTGTTATAAGATTTAATGATGCTTCTATGAGATATTCAGAATTAAGTAAATTTTCTTATTTTGCAAATTTAACTTTAGATGTTGTTAAAAAAAATACACCTGTAGAAAATGATTCATTAGGAAGAAAGCTTGTTGATTCTGCTGCCAAAACTTTAGGTATACAAGGTTGGGATTCTTATAAAAAGAAAAATCAATCTAATCAAGCAGCTTTATTAGAAGCATTTATTGATATGCAAGTTTATGGTATATTAAAACAATCTGAAAAAGCAAATATTTTTGGAAAAGAAGTTAATCTTGGTAAATGGGGAGATACTTTAATTAATTTTGGTTCTAAAGTAGCTTTACCTTTTAATTTATTACAAGGTGTATCTAATAGTTTACAAGCTAATGTAACTGTTCAAATAGAGGCAGCTGCTAATGAATATTTTGGAAACAAAGAATTTGCAAAATCTGAATATATATATGATACAAGTATAATTGATTTATTATCAGATTTTAGTTCTCCTTATGCTAAATCATTATTAGGTCAATTAATAGAATTATATGATCCTTTACAAGGAGAATATAAAGACAATTATGGTAGAAGAATAACTCAAACTACTGCTAAAAAATTATGGAGTGAAGATAGAATTTTCTTTTTACAAAATGCTGGTGAACATCATATACAAGTTAAAACACTTATTGCTTTTTTATTAAAAAGTAAAATAAAAAATAATAAAGGGGAAGAAATTTCTTTATTTGATGCTTATGAACTAGATAAAAATGGAAAAATAAAATTAAAAGAAGGGTTTAAATTGAAAGGTTTTATTTCTAATAATGGATTAGTTGATATAAGTATTCAAAATAAAATACATTCTTTAAACAAAAGATTTCATGGTATATACAATAGTTTTGATCAATCTACTCTACAAAGATATGTTTTAGGTAGAATGGTTATGAATTTTAGAAAATTTATAGCTCCAGGTTTCAAAAAAAGATTTAAATCAGTAGGGTATGATAATGAATTAGAAGATTTTACAGAAGGTACATATTCTACTTTTTTAAGATTAGCTTATAAAGAATCAAATGAATTATTTAAATTTTTATTTTTTAAAGAAAACAATTTATCTGATTTAGAAAAATTAAATTTAAAAAGAAGTTTAGCTGAATTAGGTTGGATAATGAGTATGACTGTATTATCTTCACTTTTATTAGCTGCTTATAAAGGAGAAGATGATGATGATGATAAATATCTTTTATCTTACCCTGTTTATTGGACTCTTAGATTAAGTTCTGAACTTAGGTTTTTTACAGGTATTTCTGTAGGAGATTTAACCAGAATTATTAAATATCCTATACCTGCTCAAAATACATTAGAAAATGGTTTTGAATTAATAGGTCAATTTTTTAATTATGATGAACAATATAAAAGAAAATCTGGAGTACATAATAAAGGAGATTATAAATTACCAGCTAAAGCTTTAAAATTTTTAGGTTATTCTGGAAATAGTTTTAATCCAGAAGAAGTAATTTCTCAAATGGAACAATCATCTATAATATTACCTTTTGAATAATAATAAATAATAATAAATAACAATGATTACAAAATCAACAATTGGTGTTTTATCTAAAACACAAGCTCCTAAAATAGATAAAGGAGTATCAGAATTTATGGGCTATTTGCTATCAGCAGTAGCTTCAGCTCATATTACACACACTTATCAAAAAGATAGAGCATTATCTACACATTTGGCTTTAAGTGATTATTACACAGGATTAGATGATATAGCTGATAATTTTATTGAATGTTATCAAGGGCTCTATGGTCAAGTAGATTTTATGGTAGAAGGTAAAAGATTTGATAATCCTGAATCTTGTATTAAAGAATGCTATGATTATGTAGATAAAACTAGAGGTATATTTAAAGAAAGTTTTTTACAAAATATTATAGATGAAATACAAGAATTACATGCTAAAACTCTATATAAATTGAAGTTTGTTTGTTAATAGTTAAAATAAAAAACCCCTAGTAATTTAATACTAGGGGTTTATTTTTTAATACCACTTTTTAATTTTAACTAAACCACCTAAGAAATTCCAGTAGTTATTACCTGGTTTTTCTATACTTTTTTTATTGTAATTTCTTTTTAGTTTAGGTGTTTCTTTAGTAACTATTATTGTATTTTTAAATTTATCTTGTTTTAAACTTTTAATTTTATAATAATTATCATAACAAGTTTTAGCTAAAGGATATGTAGACAATGGAATAGATTTATTCCATACATAATTACCAGAAGCATTGCTAATAATGATGTTATTGTTTTTTAAATAAGAAACAAAACCTACATCAATATTATTATTTTTTGCAATAATAGTACAACTTCTGTCAGATTTATTTTTTTGTAGATATTTAGATAATTGAATTAATCTTTCATAAACTCTATCTACTTTATCTGATTCACTCATTTGTTTTTTTAATTTATTTTTCATTTTTTTAATTTAAAAATAAACAATTTCTGTATTTAATTTAGCATTTCTAAATTTTTGCAATTTATTTTCAATATCTTTACTAGAAGTACCTTGTTTAAAAAATATTATAGTTTTTTCATCTAATCTAACTTTAATAGATTCATTTAATTTAGGTGAAAATTTTTTAGCTACTTCTTTAGCTTTTAGTTGTAACTCTCTTCCACTAAAAGGTCTGTTGCTAAATAAAGTTTCATTGCTTTCTTTTATTTTATTCATTGTTTTTTAATATTTGAAAGTGTGTAATACCAGAAGATGTAAAATTTAACATTAGTGTTGTAAGCATAATGTATTCTTCTTTATTAGAAGGCAACTGGATATTAATAGAGAATATCCAGTTACTTTCATTATTAATACTATTTAATGAACTACATATATTATCAAATATAGGATAAAATCTTGGATTAAATTTGTCCTGATGTACTTGGTAAATCATGTACTTTGGAAAGTTTGTATTCATTTTTATAAATTTGTTTATCAAAATTTATTATTGATTCAGCCTCTTGGTGTCTAGGAATAATTATATTATAATATTTTTCAGAAAGCTTATAAGCTTCTTCTTTTTTATACAAAATATTATATATTGCTTTTCCATGTTCAGCAAAAGGTATAGAATTAAACTTTACAATTTCTTGTTTATGTTCATCAAATATTTTAGAATATTTACCTTCCATTAAATATTCATAAGATTGTTTGTGACTATCAGGTATATTATATACATACATAGTATGAAGATAGTCAACTTCATAACTATGGATTAAACCTTCGTAAGTAGAAAAAAGTTCTTCTAAATCCTGATATCTTTTTTCATTGTATCTTAATAAAATACAAAGTTTATGATTAAATTCAGGAAATTCTTCAATACCTAAAAAACTACTTACAATACTACTATTTCCTAAATAATCATAAGGAAATAAATCTTTTTTATCAATTCCTAACATAGGAAAGACATAAATATTTGTCTTATTATGTTGCATAGGTTTTATATTCATCTATCTTCTCTATAAAATCATTCAGTTCTTTATAATATCCAGGATCATTTGGATTATAATATTTATCTATGCTCAAGACTAATTTTTTTTCTTTATTTAATACTTGTACTTGTTTTTTAAGATATCTTACTTCATAATCAAGTTCACACAATTTATTAATAGGATTGTTCATAATTAAAGTATAGTTGGTTAATTTTAATAATTCATCAAAAGATATTATTTCAAATTGTTCTGCTGTAAAGATAGATTGTAAATCATCTAAAATTATATCATCAATTAAAGCTTGTCTAATTTCTTCTTTAGAATTTTTTTTATACTGTTCAGGACTATTTCCTGTCAAATTATCAATCAAACTATATTTAAATTGTTTTTTACTCATGATTATATTTGTTAAGGATTAATAACTATTAAATCTTGACAACCTATATATAAAGATTCTTCAAAAGATTTTTTTTCTTTTAAAGATACAAAATTAGGTAATTTATCAATTCCACTATTTAACAAATAAATATTTTCTTGGAATATAATTTCTATATTATTAATTATTGCTAGATTTATTATATCATTAAAACATTTTTCTAAAAATCTTTCACCTAAAGTTCTATTTTTTCTTTTTGTTTTTAATAAATCATAGAAATTTTTATCAACTATTATTGAATTAGTTTGATTATTATGTTCCTTTTTTAAAATTAAACATTTAAAATTTATATTTCCATTATCTAAATACACACCTAAATAGCCTTTTGAAAAAGCAATTTTTATATCTTCATATTTAGTTAAAACATATATTGAACGATCCCAACTATCTATAGGTTTTCTAAAATAATCTATTAATCTAGTAGATGTTACATTTTCTACATAACCTTTATTTACATAATTTTTATTTAAAATAAAAATTTTATTTGAAAGATTATATTTAAATTTTATACGAGGATATACTGGTAAATCAAACATATTAATTAAATTGTATGTGTCATAAACATTGTAGGTATATTAAGTTCTGTAAAAAATGGAATAAGTCTTCTTTCATTTTCATTAACTGTACTTACAAAATTACTCAATAGACCTGTAATTAAACCAGCTATTATAGCTGCTGAATGACTTGTTTGTTTATAACCACAAGGCAATTCTTCTATTTCAGAATCATCATAAAGATGTTCTCTATAATTATCTATATCTTTTGGTAAAACAGCAAATACTTGCATTAATTCTTGACTTAATCTCACTTATCCTATCATTTCTAATAGGCGTGGAGTACATTTTCACCCTAATTTTAGGGTGGAATTCCCTTCAAAGGACTTATTCTCTTAAAAGAGTTTAATCCATACTCTCTACATTACTAAAAACATATTACCTTTTTTAGTTAACACGGTATTACCTTATCTAAAGACTTAGGTTTCACCGTTAGCACATTTAAGTACCCCTAATATAAATTAGGTTGGAATTCTACACTTTAAATATTACTACTTAAAGGGGCAGTTTGTAAAAAAGTTTTATTACAATTTCTGCATAAATATCTTTGTTTATTATAGTATTTGTCAATACCATTTTTAACAATTTTTTCAGATTTACAATTTGGACAACAACCTTCTATTTTTTCCTTAATAAAAATAGGATGTTTTAAAATTTCTTCAAATAAATTCTTTTTTCTATTTAAATTTATTATTGAATTTTCATAAAGAAAATTGTAAAAATCATTGTAAGAACTAGTTCTTACCTGTATTTTATAAATATAATTTTCTTTACCACCTTTAATGTAAGTTGTTTTCATTAAAGTTGTTTGAATACCTTGTTGTTCAAGTAAATTTTTTAATTGTGTTATGAACAAATAACCATTAGAATAAATATATACTCTTTTTTGAATTTTACTTTTTGGTTTTAAGGTTAATGTACAACCTCCATCACCATCAAACACACCTCTAATAAAATGTTTTATTAAATCAGTTTGAATATTTTTAGGAAATTCAAGAATATTTTTATTATTTATACTTTTTGATGGTAAACAACCATTAAAAATTAAATCTTTATTAAGTTTTCTTGAACCTGAATATAAAATACTGTTTAATTTTTTACCTTTTTTGGGTGCTGAATAAAACTTAAAAAATGGAAAAATTTCTTTAAGTTTTATCAATAAGTAATCATCTTTGTAATGAAGAGATATTCTAGAATGTATATTATTCTTATTAGAATAAGAAGTACATCCATCACTATAAAAAAGCCCTAAAATATATGCTTTTTCTTGTGTATCAATAAATTCTAAATTGTTTTGATATTTTGTCATAAAATTATTATATTTTGTAAATATAATAATTTTTTTTAATTATAATTTATTTTTTTTTTACTACCATCTAAGAAAATACAATTATCTTCAGGATTTACTTTTACATAAGATACCCAATTTTCAAACATAATCTTTCTAGCTGACATGTTATCAAAAGCAGATATCATTATAGGACCACTAATAGATTCTTTTGTATATAAATCATACTGCTCAATATTATCTTGTCCAGATAATTCTCTAATTGTATTAGCTACAGCTTGAGTTTTATTTTCACCTACATCAGAATGTTTAAATAATTGATTACCTAAATTTAATTCTTCTACTCTATCATTATCAAATAAATATAGATTATGTGCTTGTCTTGACAGTAATAATGCAGTCCATGAACCTATACCACCACAACCACCAATAATAATATCTAAAGGCTCTACTGTAAACCAAGGAGCTTCTTTAAATCTTGAAAATTTATCAGCTACTTCTGATAATTGTTCTTCTGTTAAAAATGACATGTTATTAAATTTTATTTAATTCTACTTGTTCTGCATCTATTATTAAATACAATAGTTCACATAAATCTGTAATCATTTCTGGAAATTCACTAGAATAACTTTCTAATTCAGATTTAACTTTTTGAGCTAATAAACTATAACTTTCAAATTTAGGACCAAATACTTCATCAGCTACTAATTCAAATTCTGATAATAAAGTATCATATATTTCCTCTAATTGTTCATCATTAAGATCTTTTGTTGTAAGCTCTAATGTTGTTAAACATTCTTTTAAACTAGGTTCTAAATTTGTATCTGAACCATAAATCCATGTTTTAATAAAATTTACTAGTTTTTTATTAATATTTATTATACTATTTGGACTATTATAAGCATTATAAGTATTAGATTCATTTATATCAAAATCATTACCATATCTATAACTATATCCAAAATCATTATTAAAATTATTAAATTTTAAACTAGTTTGTTTATCATCATCTTTTGTATTTTTTAGAAAATCTGAAAGACTATCGTATTTATTAATAGTATTTAATGATTCTTTTCTTTTAATTTGTTTTAATTCAGATTCTTTAATTATAAAATCTGTTCTTTCTTTAAATTCATCAGGTATTTCAGCTATTACATTACAAGAAGCAACAAATATGCATTGTTCTTCTACTTCAGGTGTATTATTAACATTAACTTGTTTAATTTCACCTGAATCATCTACATATGTAAAATAACCTCTATGTTCTATTTTTCTACTACCCCACCAAGCTATTTTGCAATCAAATTCACCTTTATTATTTACTATTAAAGATAAATAATACATTTCACCTTCTGAATATTCATACAAATCTTCTAAATCTGTAGTTGAATGAAATACTTTCATTGAATTATGTGAATGCAATTTCCCAGCTTTATATGTAGGAGGTAAATATTTATTTTTTATTTTAAAACTAAGTACAGAATCATCTGATTCATATTCAGTATATGCTCCAGTACCTTTATCCATTAAATAAAAATCAGTACAAGTAAATTTTAAATTAGATATATCAGATATAGAACCTTCTGTTTTATAAAATAATACACCAGACCATTCTACTTCATTAATTCTATGGCATAAATACCATATTTTAGAAAGTAATTCTTGTGTAATATGAACATTAGGTCTTTCAGTTATATTTATTTTAGTTAATTTATTGTACCTATTACTGTCCAATTGTTGTTGAAACTGTTGTTCTGTCATTGTTGTAATTTTTAATTTTTAATTGTGTTTTGTAATTATAAATATATTCTATTAAAGTAATAATAGATACTAAATTTATTTTACTTGGTAAACTATATTTTTTAGTTTTAGTAAGATCTAAATCATCTTCAATTTTAATTACTTTTCTATAAATTGTTTCATGATTTCTTATAAAAATAGGTTTATTTATAAAACTTTTATCTATTGTTCTATTTTCATCAAATTCATAAAGTTCATTATTTATAAATTTATAATTATAATTTGAATAAATATTAGAATATGTTTGATTATAAACTCGTAATGTTTTTTCAAGTTCAGTTATAAAATTTTTATCTACAACTAATTTAAATAATCTCAAATTATTATTATTTTCTAGTCTAAATTTAACATTAGATAAATTTATGTTTTTAGATATAAATTTAGTAATTCCATTAAATGAATTAATAAAATATAAAACTTCATCTGTATGATTTATTTCATAAATATAACTTGATAAATTTATTTTTTTAATACCTAAACTATTCATTCTTATATAAGGTCCACCTGCTTCAGATTCCCATTCCAAATAAGACTTTATATTCATTATAACACCTTTAACACAATCAGATCTTAAATTAATTTCTTGATTTCTTTTAACAGAATTAATAGAATTATTTATTAAATAAATTAAAGATGATAATACACCTGAACCTAAACAAAAATTATTATCAAGTATATTTTTTGAAGTACTGCCTGGTAAATGAGAATGTGTATAATTATACATATAATGTTTTTCACTATATGTTTCTCTAGTACCTTTTAAAATAATATGACCTCTTGAATCAAAAACAATAGCAAAATATAAATCAAGTAATTTTTCTTGTTCTTTACCATTAGTTATTATAATTTCAGGATAATATATATTTATACATATATTAGTAATTGTATTTAATGTTTCAGTATCATAATTAGACCATAAATAATCTACACTATAAGGTATATTATATAAATCTAAATATTTTTTAAATTCTTTAATATATTCAATAATAATATTTTCTGTTTCTTTATAATTAAGATTTGTTTTTTTTAAATAATTTCTTATTAAATATTTATAATCGTATTCAGTATTTGCACCTACTCCAGAATAATCCCATTTATCAAAATCTAAATTAGGATTTTCTTGTTGATTCCAATATATCATAGTTAATAATTTAATAAAATAAAAAAGGCATAGGTAGAATAAAGCTAAAACTACCTATACCTTAATTATTGTGGTTTTTTTTAATAATTATTCAGCTCCTAATTGAGAAACTAAGCTATTATATCTATCTCTTAAATTTCTGCTATGACCTTCTAAACTTTCTAAAACAGAAATAGCTTCATGAATTTTACATTTAGATAATTCTAAATCTTCAATAATTTGAGCAATATCAAGAGTTTCTGAAGATTCTTCTTGTTCTTCTTGTTCTTCTAAATATTCAAACCAAGAATCTACTGCATCATTTAATTCTTCAGTAGTCATGCTAGAATAGCTTGCAAAGTATTCCATAGCTTCATCATGTTCAGCTCTAGCTTCTTTAGCAATTTCATAACATTCAGACCTAGATCTATCAGCACCTGATTTATTCTTTTTAGGAGTTAGAAATAAATCAAATTCAACAGAATCTGGAAGAAGAGCAGAATTTACAGAAAGTTCAGTTTGATTTTGACCAATAAAAGCTCTCATGTTAGATGTAGTAATACCATGAGAAGATAATTCATTTTTTAATTCTCCCCATGTAATAGAGCTAGAAGAAATAACTTTGGAAGTTGTACCATTGTAAATGGTGATTGTTTTTTGTGATGACATGTTAAAATTTTTTTTAGTTTGTAAATATACTAATTTTTTTGTTTGTTTTTAGCTTTATTTTTAGTTAAATTATTAACTATCTAGTTTTAAATTCTTCTGGTACTAGTAACCTCTCTTTAGGATAATCAGCTCTAATATAAAGAGCTTTGTAGGTAGAATAAAATAATTCTATACCTTCATGTAACCCATATTTGTTTTGGTAAGATTTCAATACTGTTGGAAATAAATCTACTTCTAATATTCCAGATAACAATTTTTCAGCAGCTTTATCACCAAGACCTTCAATACCTTTAATACCATCTCCTGATTGTCCAGCTATTAAATCATAAGCCATAGAGTAATTCTCTTTAAATTCAGATGGATTATTATATTCAAGTTTCTTGTAATCATAGACTTTAACATTTAAGTTTTTAATATCTTTATCTGGACTTGCTATAATACAATCATATTCATCATTATAATGAATATAATAACTTAAAACTAAGTCATCAGCTTCCCAAGATTCTTCACCTGTAAATGTAGCCATAGATTTATACTGAGATTTAAATAATAGAAATTCTTTAACCTCATTTAAAAATGGTATAGATTCTTTAAATTTTCTATTTTGTTTATATTCAGGATAAAACTTTAATCTAAAATTATTTGCGCTTCTTACTGTATAACAACATATATAGTATTCAGCTTCTGTAGCTATTAAAATGTTTTTAATTATTTCTTCAGCATGATTTTTACAATCATCTAATGTTTTTTGTTGCTCAGCATCTTTTTTATTGTGAGCTGCCAAAAATGCAATTGAATCTGCATCAATTATTGTTAATTTCTTCTTCACTAATTCCATCTTTTAAAATTTGTTTAATTCTTTCTACACTTAATAAAACACTTTTAATTGTACTTGGCATAAAATAATGTTTAGCATCATTCTCTTTTAAAAGTTTATGCAATAACATTTTTCTTCTAAGTTTAAAATCAGGAGTTTGCCAACCTTTAACCTCAATTATAAAATTATTTTCTACAATAAAATCTGGTAAATGAGTTATAGGTTGTACTATAGTACTCCTAGTTTTTTTAAATATTCTACTATTATCATCTTTCCATATTTCAGAAGGATAAACAAATTTATCTTGCAATATATAATCTACAGATTCATATTGAAACTTAAGTCCTGATTGTTCTAATATTTTATAAGTAACAATTTCTAGAGGACTTCTAAAAGTAATACCATTATAAGTTAAAGAAGTCTTTTCTTCTTTAGTAAGTGTATAAGAAGGCTTTACTCTTTTAACTTTATTATTTTTCATATAATTCCAAAATTTTCCATTAACCTTTTACTATCATTAAATCCATACTTTTTATAAAAATCACTAGGGTCTTTAGGTTTATTTATTGGATTAAAAATATATTCACATTCATATAATTTTGAATGATCCTTAGCAGCTTTTATACCAGGTTCATCATTATTATAATATATATATAATTTATTAAATCTATCTTTTAAATCTTGTATTACATCTAAACTTATTCTTGAATTTTCAGAACCAGGAGCTACAGAAGTTATACCTAACTTATATAAAGTCATTATATCTTTTTTAGAACTAGTTATTAAACAAATATCCCCTCTATTTGGAAGTTTGTTATAACCTTGAACTATAGCACCACCTGTATTTGACCAAAACTTTTCACCTTTATTTCTACTTGGAAGGTATATTTTATATTTATAAGGTTGTTCATAATAGGCAAATCCTAATTCATTTTTCTTTATTTCAAATGGTAAACCATTAATAAAATAATGAGATATTGAATGTACATCAAAATACTCAAGAATATTTAAATCTATTCCATATTGATTCCAGTAAAATAAATCTTTACTAGAAAACTCTTTTTTCTTAATTTGAAATATGGTATCTTTTTTATCTTCTATTTTTATTTCTTTATTAGGAATACCATAAAAACCTAAAGTAGGTTTCTTTTTATCACCGTTTAAACCTAAATTAAAATCATTGTTAATTACATTTAATGTTTCCTGTAAATTTAAAGAGTATCTTTCTTTTAGATAACCCCAGCAAGTATATGACTTATCATTAGGATCTCCATAATCTTTGTAAAACAATGTTCCATTTATACTTCTAATAATAGAAGAAGGTATTCTCTCACCTCTCCAACTACTACAGAATTTTTTATTTAACTGTGTAAAATTAGGTTCATAATAACTAAATATATCACACTCATTTATTAAATTAAGTATGTTTTCTTTATTTAATAAAAACTTTGTACCATACATTTTAATGACATTAATAAAAATTAGAGCTGACTATTTATCATAATCAGCTCCAATTTAAAAACAAAAAAAAAACAAAAAACTAGAAAGGCAAATCTAAAGCACTTGCTGGAATATCTCCACCTACTGCTACAGGTTCTCTATCTGCTACTACAAGAGGTTTATAATCATAAGGACTAGTTTTATCAAATGGTTTCAAATGAGTCAAACCTTCAGCAATAGAAGCTGCAAATCCATATCTTCTTTTACCTAAAATAATACCAGGTTGTTTACCTTCTCTAGCATATTCTTCTCCAGTAATAGAAAGATAAAATGATTTACCACCAAGCAAAGATACTACTTTTTCTACATATTCTTCCAAACTTTTTGCAGTAATTGTAACAATTTTATCTTTAAGACCTAATTTATCAGCAATTACTTGAATATCTCTTTGAAAATCTTGAGCACCTTGACTATCATCTTGAAAATAAGAAGAAAATCTTACTTTACCAATTCTACCACCAAATTGTGCTTCTTGATGTGGAGTAAATCCAGGTTCAGCACATGGACCTTCCATTTTAAATGTTACTTGTTTGCTACCAGTAGTAGCAGTTTTAATCTCAAAACCAGTAATCATAACTTCTTGATTACCATAAGTAAGATATTGAGATACTTTTTTATCTTCTGTGTTATAGGTTACACCTCCGTACATATTTTATAAAATTTAAATTGTTAATATTAAGACCAAGGATTAGTATTCATAGTTACAGGTTCCATAATAGCTTCTGTTACTGTAGGAACAGTATATATACTTCCATCAGAATTCATATATGTATTATCAAGTCTGTTTACAATAAGTTTCAATGAATTTTCAGGTTCTATTTCTCCTCTTCTAACTATTACTCCAATATTTTTAAGAGCATTTCTAACTTGTTTAACATCTACATTAAATTTATCAGCAATTTGATAAGTAGATAGCATATCTACATTATACATAATTCTTAAATCACGTTCAGTAACAAATACTGTGTTGTTGTTTGTTGTTGTACTAGACATTTTTTGTGTGTTTTTTTTGTTATTTAATAAAAATTTATAATAATTGTATTCTTCCCAGGTTTCAACCCCTGCCTCAAACATAGTTTCTAATTGAAACTCATTAGTTTTTAGATGATTGTATTCATCTTTTGAAATTACAACATTCATAATTAATTGTTGTTATTATTGTTTTGTATAACTTCATTCTTCAATAGAAGTATAGCCACCATCATTTGTGTTTATCTAATCTATTCTATTATATTAATTTAGTTATTCACCTTCATTGTATACATCTATAGATTCAGATACCAAACCTAAATCATTAGAAATATATAAATCTTTAAACATTCCTACAGGAGATTTAGCAGGATATTGACCATCATTGTTAGTTACAAATCTGTAAGATACTTTATTATCAGCAGCTTTTTCTACTTTAGTATAAAGTACTACAGAAAATAAACCTTCTAGCGTCAAATAATCATCGACCATCTTACCTACAGTTTTCATTTTAAGACTACCAGAATTATCTTTTTCTGGATGCCATAAGAAATAAACTTTTAAATCTCTTCTAGAAATCCTAGCAGCTTCTATAACTTTACCTAAGTTTACACCTATATCAGCAAATTTACCATAACCATTTTCTTTAGCTCTACGCATAAACTCAAAAGCCATAACATACTGACTGTCATCTATAACAATATTTTTAATATCAGTTCTACTATCTGATATATATTTTATTGCACCAGCTATAGCAGCAGCATCAGAACTTTCAAAATAATTACCTCCTTCAGATAATTTACCAGTATATAATTTTTTCCATCCTCTAAATGGTAAATCTTTACCAGCTACATTAATTACTACAGTTTCTTTAGGATTTAAACCTTTAACTCCTATTTCAGGAATTTGACCATAAGAACTGGATTTACCTGTACCAGATTCACCTACAATTGCAATTGAACTCATTGTTTATTATTTATTTTGTTGTTTAATTCTATAAATTAAGCTTCTAATGTAATCTATAGATAAACCTAAAGTAGAAGCTATTACTTCAGCAGATTTATCTTTATTGTTTTCTAAGAACTCTACTAATTGTTCTTCTTTTGTTTTATTCATTTTTTATAAAAGTTCCATTTATAGTTTTACCTGTTCTATTTTTAATTACATTATAAGCTGATTCTAAACATTTTTCATAATTTAAACCTAATTGTTCTGTTAAAATTATAAGCACTACTTGTATATCACCAATAGCATCTTTGATTTCTTCTGGTTTATTTTTTAAATATGCTCCAGAAAGTTCACCTGTTTCTTCAACTAATTTAAGCAATTGTTTAGAAACATTTTCTGATTTTAATAATCCTTTGGGTTCAGCCCATTCTAAAACTTTTTGATTTAACTCATTC